AAGGTACTTTGGGATACTGCTGGTAGATGGAAAAATTTAGTTAGGTCAACTGAAAGTGGAGATTCTTATTTTACAGGTGGCAATGTCGGCATCGGAACTGTAACGCCAGGTGCAAAATTTGAAGTATGTCAAACCAACGCTGCATATGCAAATACTGCGAGATTCTTTACTCCTAGTATGACTAGTGGTCAAAATGCTGATATTACTGTTGGTAGAGCATACTCAGATACTGCATCTGCTGGTTTAGGATGGCATGAAGCTGGGTCGAGTTCGTATGGATATTTGGTTGTTTGGGGAGCAGATGTTGATAGCACTATTACTTGGAACAGAAGTGGCAATGTCGGCATCGGAACTGCATCACCATCATCTGGCAGAAATTTAACAGTAAATAGTGGTACTGGTAATATACCAGTTCGTTTTCAATCTACTGATTCCCATGCATTTTTGGAATTAGCAGATAATACTGGTTGTGTATTATTGGGTGCTTGGGGAAATAAATTTATTGTTTCCGATAGTACTGGTGGTGGTTGTTACTTGAATGTTTGTGTTTCTGGAACAGGTGCTGGCAATGTCGGCATCGGAAATACTAATCCACAAGAACCGTTGCACGTTGGAGCAGGCGCAGATGCATCAATGTTCAGTTCTTCAACAATTCATGCATCAAAGGCTGGTGATACTGCTATTACAGTTCGTGATTCTACCAATAATATTGAATCATTTCTTTGGGCAGGGATTGATGGTGTTACTGCAACAGGGTTTGTTGGTTCAAATACTAATAATAGATTTAAAATTAGGACAAATAATATAGATAGAATGACTTTCGATACCAGTGGCAATGTCGGCATCGGAACTGAAACGCCAGCAAATAAATTGCATGTTCATAATGCTGTAAATTCTGCTCATACCTATCTGCTTGTTTGTAATGCTAGTACTACTGCTGGTTATCAAGCTGCATTGCAATTGAAAACATCTGATACTGATTGGATTATAGGAACATCTGTGGCGGGTGATGATGATTTGTGGTTTTATAGTACCGATGGATCAGCATATAGAATGGGAATTACTTCTGCTGGTGCAGTTTGCGCTGGATCTTGTTTTTGTTCACCAACAATTTGTGCTACAACAGGTTTCTACGGCGACGGAAGTAACCTAACAGGTATTTCTGCTGGTGTGTCAAATAATGCTACTGGTGATACTGCACTTGCACTTGGGCCAACATCGGCAGCTATATCTCCATGTGCTGTTGCTGTTGGTTCTTGTGTTTCTTCCTCTTGTTGTTGTTCTGTAGTTTTTGGGTTTAAATCTTGTGCAACTGTTTTTGATACTGTTGTGATGGGTATTTGTTCTTGTGCAGTACCACATGGTTGTTCAAGTGTAACAATTGGTCATTGTGTAATGTCATGTTTCTGTTTTGGTGTAGCAATTGGTATGAAAAGTTGTCAAACGTGGGGTGGGATTGGTATCGGTTATTGTGCTTGGGCAACAGGAGCGAGTGGTATTGCAATGGGTGTAGCCGCATTAGCATCTGGTTGGAATTCACTTTCTATCGGTTATATATCTAAGTCAACTGGGGCTTGCGCTGTTTCATTTGGTCGTCAATCGTGTGCATGTGGTGCAGCTTCAACCGCAACTGGCCACTTATCTTGGGCGCATGGTGAGGCAACAGCTGCATATGGTTATAAAGCTTGTGCAACTGGTCAAAAATCCGTTGCTATTGGTAATAATGTAACTGCATCTGGCCCATGCACAACTGCAATGGGATCGTTTACTACGGCAAGTAACTACTGGGGATCGGCATTTGGTCATAAATCTTGTACAACTGCAAATAGTGGAACTGCAATTGGTCATCAAACTTGTGCAACTGGTCATTATACAACTGCAATGGGTTATTGTTCTAAAGCAACTGGTAATAGATCACTTGCTGTAGGATGGTGTACTACTGCATCTGGTGCTTATTCAGCTGCAATTGGTTATAGCATCACGAATTCAACAGAAGGTTGGGTGGGATTGGGTGTTTGGAATAGTGCTGATTATGTTTATACTAATGGTGGAATGACAGCTGTCGGGGCAGGAACGTTTAATACTTCTGATTGTCGATTGAAGTGTAATATACTTACTATTGGTTGTGCAATAACTAAAGTTAAACGTCTAAGAGGTGTTGAATTTGATTGGGATTTAAATTATATTCGCACTTGTAAACTTAAATATACACCGCACGAAAAAGAAAGAACTATAGGTTTTATTGCTCAAGAACTTGAGTGTGTTGTTCCCACAGCTGTTGCAATATCTGGTCTTGAACATGGTTTAGACAGAGAAGTTACTTGGGATGAAAAGTATAAAACGATAATGCCAGAGAAAATAACCCCATTATTGGTAGAAGCCGTCAAAGAACAACAGGAAATTATTGACAAGCAACAAAAACAAATTGATTCTCTGACTGCTCAAGTAGAAATGTTACTTGAGAAAGCATTATTTAAGTATTAGGGAGTGCGTATAGTGGAATTTATTGCAGATTATCAAGAAGGTGAAGTTAGTCAAAGTGATGTCACAGTTAAATTGACTAGCGTAAGGTATATTTGGTGTAGAACCGATGATGACAATTTTATTTCATTGAATTTTTTCTATAAAATTATTTTTTCTGGTGACATATCAGAAAAAATAATAGAAGTTAATTTTACTGATGATTTAATTGGTGATATAAATAAGAGTAGGTATGAAGATTTTGTAATTGAAATAATGAAACAGGATTCACGTTTCAGTAATATAAGAGAAGTATAAAAGGGAGTATAATAATGGCTATAGAAGAACAAGAAGTCCATTCACACGATGAACAAACAACAAGTGATAGCAGTATTCAACTGTCAGACACTGAGTTGACGGAAGCACAAACGCATATCAATTTGATTCAAAAAGCATATCGCAAATTGGAGTCGGCACAATATGCCGCTCGTGAATTAGAAAACGATTTCCGTGATCTAATTAATGTTCACATCCAACAGAAAGGTGGTGATCCAAACTTGCAGTATACGTTGAATACCGATAGTGGTTCATTGGAAATTGTGACAGAAGAACAACAACAAGCACAACAACAGCAGTTGGGGCAAGCTGGTAGTAATAGTAGGCAACCACAGCCGCAATCGCAACGACCAACAGCTGCAGATATTGACCCAACAGGGAATTTTAAATTTGGGGATGAAACTGAGGATGATGATGAAATAACAGTCTAATAAAGGAGAGAGTGAAGTGAGTATAATCTTAAATGAAACTCAGCAGATCCAGGTTCAGACACACGTTGAATTAATTCAAAAATCATATGCAAAAATTGAGGCGCAGAAATATGCGACTAGTGAATTGGAAAAAGATTTTCAAGGATTTATCAATGGAGTGATTACTGAAAATGGAGGAGATCCAGATAAGCAATATACTTATAATCTGGAAACAGGAACATTAGAAGAAGATGATGTTCCTGATGTTGAAACTAGTTTCGATGTTTAAATTATTAATCTAAGATATGCCAGAAAAAACTCCAGTAAGAGTTGATTACACAAATAATACCGCCACAGGTTTAGCAGAATATCAAACAAGTGAGTATATTTCTGTTAAACATGGCGGCACTGGCAATTCAGGTGTTTCCAGCGCAGAATTTTTGATTGGAAATGCAACTGTTAGCGATCCTAAATACATAAAAAAGAAAATTTTAGGAACTGATGATCAAATATCAGTTTTTACTTCTGCTATTAAAATAATACTTGATTCACGTCCTATTGCAGGAGGATCTCCATCTAATTTTTTTGAAGGAGAAATCGTTTATCAAGGTAATATAAATATTCCTACTGCAACTGGACTTGTAATTACTGGAACTAATAATACAACAGACTTTGTGTTACAGTATAAAACTGGAGAATTTGTTCAAGCTGGAAGTTTATTTGCTCAAAATTCAAATGTTGATTCTAATTCATTACGAACTGCAACAATATTAACTTCAGCTGAAATAAATCCTCTTGCTGAACAGGAAGAAATAACATTTAAATTAGGAACGTATTCAATAGTAACTAATGATTTTCTTGTAGATTGCGGAGAAATAATACTATAATGGCAAAACCACTCGTAGCAATAAAATCAAATAATACTATACTTGGTTTTGGAAATTTGCAGAAAGATGATGGAATATCAGTTGAAAATGGAGGACTTGGAATAAATTATGTTGCCCCGACTACAGTATTACTTGGAAATAATTCATTACCTTTAAAACCGTTAGGTTTAAATAAATTAAATTCTAGTGATATTATTTTAGCAACAACAAATAATAATTCAATATTAGGTTATAACACAATTAAATTAGAAGTGCAAGAATCTCAAGTAGAATTAGAATTGTTAAAGGGATATTTGCCTTTTGGACGTATAGGTCCTGCAATTTCAGATGCTATGTTTGAAGAAGCCGCAGATGATTTTGGTAGTTATGATGGGCCGGAGTTTTAAATTATGCCAGTTAAAATACCAGTCAAAGCATTATTTAGGGAAGATGGTGTTGTAGATGCTCTTGGAGAATTTGTTGCAGGGGATTATATTTCTGTTGATGATGGTGGGACAGGAACAGTATCATTCACTACGAATGAAGTTTTAATTGGAAATGGAACAAATGCGTTGTCTACAGTGTCTAGAAATAATATTGTCGCAGGAAGTTCTAAGATAACTATCAATGGAGGATCTAGTGCATCAGGAGTTGTGTTGGGCTCTAATGTTACGGTTGATGTAGTAGAAGATCAAATTGATATAGCAAAATGTAAAGGAGTATTATCATTTTCAAAAGTTACTGATACTCCAGAAGGATTTTGGGAGAGAGCAGAAATTGGAGGTGGAGCAGCTGATTCAGAAGGAAATCAAGTTAAAGACGGAGGAACCATGTAATGGCTGGACCAGATACTAGAGTAAAATTAATTGATTATTGTTTACGTAGATTGGGGAATCCTGTCATTGATATTAATGTTGAAGGACAAACAACTAATCCAGATGGATCTACAAATATTTCAAATGATTATGCGAGTGATACAAATGCCTCGCAAATTCAAGATAGAATTGATGATGCATTACAATATTATCAGGAATATCATTATGATGCAATAAAGCGGGTATTTTTAAAATATCAAATAACACAAACAGATATTGATAATAAATATATTACTGTTAGTGGTATGTCTTCTGATACTATTACTGGAATTGTTAAGATTTTCCCAATTTCTAATAGTAGTTCCGGAACAGTTAATATGTTTGATCTTAATTATCAATTACGTTTAACTGATTTGTTTGATTTAATGGATGTAGAATTATTGCATTATACTATGGTGATGCAACATTTATCTACTATTGATCATCTTATAAGTGGAACACATCCTTTTGATTTTGACAGACATGATAATAAATTATATATTTATATGGATTGGGATAATGATGTAAAAGTTGATGAATATATTTGTATTGAATCTTATGCAATTATTGGACCTAATGCATCTGTATATAATGATAGATGGTTAAAACAATATGCAACAGCATTGCTCAAAAAGCAATGGGGTGAAAATCTTATAAAATATGATGGTATTACACTTCCTGGTGGAGTTACATATAATGCTAGTGGAATTCTTAGTGGTGCAACAGAAGAACTTGCAACTTTAGAATCTGAAATGCAAATGCGGTATGAAGAAATGCCTCAATTTTTAGTAGGATAATCTATGGCAATAAGTAAATTTTTCTCTCATACTATACTCACAAATACAAATGAACATTATTTAGTTCAAAGTATGGTGAATGAGTCTATTAAAAATTTTGGTATGGATGTACAATATCTTCCTAGAACACAATTGAATATGGATACTATTTTAAATGATGCTGAAGTTAGTAATTTTGATGATGCATATACAATAGAAGTTTATCTTGGTTCTTTAGAAGGATTTGGTGGAGGAGATACAATTGGACAATTTGGATTTGAAGTTCGTGATACAGCAGAATTTACTATTTCACAAATTAGATTTACTGAAGTTGTAACTGCAGCGGATTCTACTATTACTAGACCCAGAGAAGGAGATTTAATTTATTTTCCATTTTCTAAACAATTATTTGAAGTAACATATGTTGAAGATGAAGTTCCATTTTTTCAAGTGGGTAAAAATTATGTATATCAAGTATCAACATCATTATTCCGATATGAAGATCAAGATTTTGATACTGGAGTAACTGATATTGATGCTATTGAAACTTCTCTTGCACAACAAACAGCGCTGACCTTAGAGAGTGGAGGCACAAATTCTTTTGTTGTTGGAGAAATAGTGTCACAAGCACTAGCAGCTGGTACAATTACTGCTGAAGTACTTACGTTTGTTGGAACTACATTAACTGTGATTAATCGGTCTGGAGATTTTGTTGCATCTAGTACAATTCCAATCACAGGACCTACTAATACTGCTAGTTGGACTATAACTGTTGTAGATACTGATACTATGGCTAATGATCTGTTGTCAGATACGTTAGAGTTTGAAACGGAAGGTGCTAATGTTATTGATTTTACTGAAAGTAATCCATTTGGAGAATTCTAATGTTAGGAACAACATTTTATAATGAATCTTTCCGAAAAGTTTTAGTGGCATTTGGCACATTATTTAATAATATTTCTATAGTTAGAGATGATGCGGCTTCGACTGATGAAAGCAAGGAAGTTTATAAAATTCCTTTGAGTTATGGTCCTCGTTCAAAATTTAATGCTATTTTAGATTCTGGTGGTGCCCATACTCCTGTACAAATGACAGTTCCTAGATTGAGTTTTGAATGGACTGGTACCACTTATGATCCAATGAGAAAATTATCTACTGTAGTTCGGCAAGGTACTACTGCGGTAGATTCAACGTCAGCAACATATAATTGGCAACGGGTTCCTTATAATATGAGTATTACATTGTCAGCATATGTTACTACTACAGAAGATGGTTTGAAAATTACTGAACAAATTTTACCTTTTTTTACACCAGAATTTGCATTGACTATAAATGATGTAGTTGATTATGACATGCCTATATTGTTAGAATCAGTCAATCAAGAAGATGCATGGACTGGAGATTTTTCAGAGAGAAGGTATATTATATGGTCATTTACTTTTAATGTTAAAATGTATCTATATGGTCCTATAAAAACATCTAAAGTTATTACTAAGACAACTACTCAAATATACGGTAGGGATGTAATTCCATTTGTTTTGTCTGAAATTGACGATCCTCTAACAGCAATGGTTAATGCAACTGCTAGAATAGTTACAGTTCCAACTCCAACTGGAGCAACAGCAGATACTCAAACTGGTACAGATACTACGGTAACAGAATAATGAAAGAACAAGAATTAGATATGACTGAATTATTAGATTTTGAAGTTTCAGATGTTGTTGAGATAGAGCCAGAAGTTGAGGGAGAATTAGTTCTTGTTGATAATGAAACTGATTTGGAAGAAGATTATTTAAAGAGTCGTGAAACGTATCACAAATTGATAGAAAAAGGTACTGATGCATTAGATCATATTTTAGAAGTTGCAAAACAATCAGATGAGTCTAGAGCATTTGAAGTTGTTGGTCAAATTCTAAAAGCAACCAGTGACGTAAATAAAGAACTCTTGGATATGCAAAAAACTAGGTTAGAGATAAAAGATATTGAAAGTAAAACCGGTCCTAAAAATGTTACAAATAATACATTGTTTGTGGGTTCAACTAAAGATTTACAACAATTTTTGAAAGTTGATAAACGATGAATAATAATAATTATTTAGGAAATCCAAATCTTAAGAAAGCAAATGTTCCTGTCGATTTTGACAAAGAACAGATAGAATATTATCTTAAATGTGCAGATGATCCTATTTATTTTATAAAGAATTTTATGCAAATTGTTACAGTTGATGAGGGATTGCAACCATTTGATTTATGGGATTTTCAAGAAGATATGATTAATAAATTCTGTGATAATCGTTTTGTTATTTGTAAAATGCCTAGACAGACAGGAAAATCGACTACTATACTTGCTTATCTTCTACATTACATATTATTTAATCAAGATGTTAGAGTTGGCATTCTAGCAAATAAAGGAAGTACGGCAAGAGAATTGTTGGGACGTTTGCAATTAGCATATGAACATTTACCAGCATGGTTGCAACAAGGAGTTGTAGAGTGGAATAAAGGAAATATTGAATTAGAAAATGGTTCAAAAATTCTTGCTAGTTCAACTTCATCGAGTGCAATTCGTGGTGGAACATTTAATATTATTATGTTAGATGAATTTGCATTCGTACCAGAACATATTGCTGAAGATTTCTTTCGCTCAGTATATCCAACAATTTCATCTGGTAGTACAACAAAGGTTTTGATCGTTTCAACTCCAAATGGAATGAATCAATTTCATAAGATGTGGGTTGCGGCTTGTGAAGGTCAGAGTGATTATATTCCTATTGATGTACATTGGTCTAAAGTTCCTGGACGTGATGAAGAATGGAAAGAACAGACTATACGAAATACATCAGAAGATCAGTTTAGAGTTGAGTTTGAGACTGATTTTTTAGGATCATCTAATACACTAATTTCTTCTACTCGCTTAAGACAATTGGCATGGAAAGAACCAATTGCACAGAAAGATGGACTGGCAACATGGGAACGACCTATTAAAGATCGTGTTTATGTAATTTCTTGTGACGTTGCAAGAGGAGGAGGTAAAGATTATAGTGCATTTACAGTTGTTGATGTTACAGAAATGCCGTATAAGTTAGTTTGTAGATATAGAAATAATGAAATAGCTCCTTTGTTATATCCTAGTGTAATAGAACAAATTGGAAAACAATACAACGATGCATGGGTTATGGTAGAGGCAAATGATATTGGTGGACAAGTTGCTGATATTTTATATTATGATATAGAATATGAAAATATGATTTCTACTGCAATGAAAGGTAGATCGGGTCAAGTTGTTGGTGGTGGATTTGCAAAAAATACAATTTTTGGTGTGAGAACTACACCGCAAGTAAAACGGATTGGTTGTAGAGTACTTAAATCTTTAATTGAAGAAAAAAAGTTATTGTTATTAGATTTTGATACAGTAGCAGAATTTACAACATTTTGTACTAAAGCTAAAAGTTATGCGGCGTCTGAAGGACATCACGATGATTTGGTAATGACATTAGTTTTGTTTTCATGGTTGACTAATCAGACATATTTTAAAGATTTGCTTGATTCTGATTTGCGTACAAAAATGTATTCTGATCGTATGAAAGCAATGGAAGAAGATTTAACTCCCTTTGGAATTGTTAATACTGGTTTAGAATCTGATGGCTTTACAGATACCGATGGGGAACATTGGACATATGTTTGAAAAACGGACTTTTTATAAATAAAAATACAAGATTTACGTGGGAACGTCCGTAGAATTTAACAATTAGTCCGAAACAAGGAGAACAGACATGGCAGTAACAACTTTAATTAGTCCAGGTGTAGAGGTCAAAGAAATTGACAAAACTGCATCTTTAGGGGCAGTTGCCCTAGGTGGAGGAGCAATTGCAGGTCATTTTCGATGGGGTCCAGCAAATGAAATAGTTGTAGTTAATAGTGAAGCTGAATTAATAAAAACTTTTGGAAAACCAGATTCACTCGGTGAAGTCAATTGGTTAACAGCTGCAAGTTATTTAGCATATGTAAGTGGATTACAAGTAGTAAGATCAGTAGGATCGGGTGCTACAAATTCAGTTTCACCTGGTGCAGTTAGTAGTGCATTCTTAAATTATACTGATTATAATGACGCAACATATGCTCCAGGTGACAATCTTGAATCATTTGCTATAGCAAGATATCCTGGTGAGTATGGTGACAATATAACTGTGCATATATGCGACCAGACAAATTTTGCTACTTGGGGATATAAAGGTGCTTTTTCAGCAGCTCCAGGAAAATCAGCAAATGCACTAGGATCAGGAGCATCTACAAAATACGATTGCATTCACGTTATAGTAATTGATAGTGAAGGAGGAATTACAGGAGTTAAAGGCACAGTATTAGAAAAATTTGCAAGTGTATCTATTAGAACCGATGCTACAGATGATTTTGGTGCAAGTAACTATATTAAAGATAGAATTAGAGATGAAGGTCAATGGATTTATTTTGGTGGTTTAAATATACACGAAGATGCTAGTAGTAGTACTGATACACAATCAATAATTAGTGATGAGTGGGTAACTGAAAGTACTGAATCAGTAACTGCCGCTGAAACAGATGCAATAACACCTTTAACTAGTACTGATGGTATTGATTTTAAATTGGGTTCTGGAAAATCTGCAACTACTGCGGCCGATGCTAATGCAACTCTGGCCAGAGAAACTGCTTATGATGTATTTGCTGATGCTGATACGACTGATGCTGGATTTTTTATTGGTGGAGATTCAAGTGCCAGTAACCATGCAAATGTTAAGATAAATAGTATTACTTCATCAAGAAAAGATTCTTTTGGTTTTATTTCACCTCCATCTACAGCAAGTTCTGTAAATTTATTATCTTCTAGTGTTAAGCTTAGTGATAAAGCAGATGCACTTGTAACTTGGTCAGCAACACATGGAGTTGCTACATCTTTTATAGTTGTTGATAGTGGTTACAAAAAGATGTACAATAAATACACTGATAAATATGTTGCAGTTCCGTTGAATGGAGATATTGCTGGTATTAGTGCATTGACGAGAATTAATCAAGATGCATGGTGGAGTCCGGCAGGAACTGTTAGAGGACAGATTAGAAATTTAGCAGGATTGTATTTTAATCCTGGACAATTAGAACGTGATAAATTATATCCAGTAGGAATTAATCCTGTTATTTCAATGCCTGGTCAGGGAACATTGTTATATGGAGATAAAACTTCACAATTAGGAACAGGTGCTTTTACTAGGATTAATGTTAGAGGACTATTTATTGTCCTTGAGAAAACGATTGGTAATTTTGCTAAAAGTTTATTGTTTGAATTCAATGATGATTTTACACGTTCAACGTTTAAAAGTTTAGTTACCAGTTATTTGGACTCAGTTCAAGGTAAAAGAGGAATTACTGATTTTAGGGTAATTTGTGACGAGACAAATAATACAGGTGATGTTATTGATGCAAATGAATTTGTTGGGGATATTTTTATTAAACCTACACGTTCTATTAATTTCATTCGTCTAAACTTTGTTGCTGTTAGAACGGCTGTATCATTTTCAGAAGTAATAGGATAGGAGGAATAAAAAATGGCTTTTGATGTAACTTCATTTAAATTAGGAAATCCTTTTGGTGGGGCAAGACCTAGTAATTTTATGGTTAGTATAGAACCACCACCGACACTTGGACTTCCATTACAAGGAAAATTTGCTTTCGGGTTTAGGGTTAGAACTTCACAATTACCAGGAAGAACAATTTCTACGAGTGAAGTCCCCTATATGGGTAGAACAATTAAAGTAAATGGTGCACCAACTTTTGAAGATTGGGAAACTACAGTTTATGAAGATGAGGATTTTTCTGTACATGAAATGATAACCGTATGGATGGATCGAATAAATGGATCAACAACTAATAAGATGTCTCCTACGGCGGCGTTGAATAGTTATATGGGTTCAATGAAAGTAACGGTGTCAAGTAAAACTGGTCTTCCAATTAGACAAGTTCTTATCGAAAATGCTTGGCCAACTGTTCTAGGACCTGCTGAATTAGATTGGGCAAATAATGATGAAATTTTGAATTTCCCAGTTACTTGGGCGCTATCTAATTGGACGTGGGATGGTAATCCTCTTTCTATTGGTAAGAGTGCATTAGATTCTGCCGTTGCGGCACCTGCACTTGCTTTGGCATCTGGTATGAGTTGGGCGTCAGGAGAATAACAATAAATGGCACAAATATTCGGTTTTGAAATAACACGGAAAAAGAAAAAAGGTACTTCATTTGCTCCGCCTGAAAATGATGATGGTGCATTAGCACTAGCACCAGGCGGTGCATATGGTGCCTATTTAAATATGGATGGGACTATCAAAAATGAGATAGAACTCATAACAAAATATCGTGAATTAGCATTGCAATCTGAGGTTGATGCAGCTATTGATGATATTGTTAATGAGGCAATTGTGATTTCGGATGAACGTGAATCTATTGTTAATTTAGAACTGAAAGATTTGGGCGCTCCTGATACAATCAAGGAAAAGATATATACTGAATGGAATTATCTCATAGACCTTTTAGATTTTAATAAAAAGGGCTATGAGACATTCCGTAAATGGTATGTTGATGGTCGTTTGTACCATCATATAATAATTAATGAAAAACGTCCCAAGGCAGGGATTCAAGAATTGCGTTACATTGATCCTAGAAAAATTAGAAAGGTGAGAGAAACTAGTAAACGTGATGTAAACACACCAGAAGGACGTGTTGAAGTTGTTAAAGAAGTAAAAGAATGGTATTTATATAATGAAAAATTGAATACTGGAACGTCTGATAATCAAGAAGGTATTAAAGTTAGTCCTGATGCGATTGCATACGTAAATTCTGGTATGTTTGAACATGGTAAAAATGTTATCATAAGTCATTTGCACAAGGCAATAAAACCAATTAATCAATTACGAATGATGGAAGATGCTCTAGTAATTTATAGAATTAGTCGGGCACCTGAACGTCGAATATTTTATATTGATGTTGGTAATTTACCTAAAGCAAAAGCAGAACAGTACTTGGCAGATACAATGAATCGTTATCGTAATAAACTTGTGTATGATGCGAGTACTGGTGAATTGAAAGATGAACGAAAACATATGAGTATGCTTGAAGATTTTTGGTTGCCACGTAGAGAAGGTGGTAGAGGAACTGAAATACAAACGTTGCCAGGTGGACAAAACTTGGGTGAATTAGAAGATGTTACTTTTTTCCAGACTAAAGTGTATAAAGCATTGAATGTTCCTCCGTCTAGACTTGAATCTGATAGTGGATTTTCTCTCGGAAGAGAATCAGAAATCAATAGAGATGAAATGAAATTTTCTAAGTTTGTTTCAAGATTGAGAAATAAGTTTACAGAAATGTTTGATCAAGTGCTTAAAACACAGTTAGTATTAAAGGGTATTTTGAAACAAGATGATTGGGATAAGTTTCGTCCACAGATTCAATATAGTTGGGCAGAAGATTCTTATTACAGAGAAATTAAAAAGTCAGAAATGCTTGCTGGTCGTTTAAATATATTACGTGATATATCAGAATATGCAGGTAGATATTTTTCAATGGATTGGATTCGTAGAGAATTGTTGGCTTTTACAGATGAAGAAGTAACAACTATGGATAAAGAAATTGCAGCTGAAGTTTCTGATGAAAGATTAGCAAAAGATGCAACTATTGAATGGGGTGCAACTGATACCAATTTTGATCCAGAAACAGATGGTGCAGACAAATCTAAAACTGCACCTAAAAGAGATCCTAAAGAATTTACACGTAAACCTAATGCGAGTGGTAGTAATGGTTCAAAAAAATCTGTTTATGCAGGTTTCGATCCAGAAAATGAAGAATCACTAAATAGTATTAACAGCTTATTCGATGAGTTAGATCTTATTGGGACTGAGGAGGAATTAAATGAATAATATAGATAATATAATGGATAAGATGATACAAGATAAACCAGCAGAGGCTAAAGAACTCCTCGATCAAGAGTTGAAAGATAGAATAACAGCTGCTATAGTAGAAAAAAAACCAGAAATTGCTGGCAAATTATTTGATAACTCAGAAGAAAAACCAGTGCAAGAACCAGAAGTTTCTACAGAAGAAGAACCAGAGGAGAAATCAGATGAAATTGATAACGGAGATAAATGAAGATTTAGAAGTTTTTGAATTAGAAGAAGAAGGTGGTAAAAAATCTTTATTTATTGAAGGGATTTTTCTTCAGTCTGAAATAAAAAATAGAAATGGTAGAGTTTATCCCAAGGAATTGCTTGAACGTGAAGTTGAGCGATACACAGGTAAATATATAAAAGAAAATCGTGCTTTTGGTGAATTAGGGCATCCTGAAGGACCAACTATTAATTTAGATCGTGTTTCTCATATGGTAACTGAATTGTCCTCCGATGGTAATAATTGGAAAGGAAAGGCAAAAGTTTTAAAAGAAACACCATATGGTAAAATTGTACAGGGGATATTAGGTGAAGGTGCAAGATTAGGAGTTTCTAGTAGAGGAATGGGTTCGATAGAAGAAATGGAAGATGGTACTAAATTAGTAAAAGATGATTTTTACTTAGCAACGGCTGCTGATATTGTTGCAGATCCATCTGCACCTGGTGCATTTGTGCAAGGTATTATGGAAGGAAAGGAATGGGTTTGGGATAATGGTTTGCTACAAGAAAAACAAATAGAAGAAATGCAATTAAAAATAGAGGCGTCATCTAAACGTGATCGTGAAGAGGTTTCTATTTTAGCATTTAAAGGATTTATAAATAGTTTATAAATATAAATTTTTATAAATACTATCACAAAATAGAAATCTTCACAATCCATAAAGGAGACGCAAATGGAAGCAATGGAAAAAGATTTTGAAGATTTGGTAGAATCAGAAGATGATGATCAAGAAGAGGATGGAAAAACTATTCTTGATTATTTTGACGACGAAGGTGGTCTAATAGCAGAAGAAGGTGATTCCGAAGAAGAAGTAGAAGAAACGGAAGATTCTTTAATTGCTGATGACGATACTGACGACGATGATAATCCTGATACTATCACATCCGAGGAATATGAGTTATTTATTAAGGAAGCATCCGACGAAGAATTAGATGCGTTGCCGGACGAGTTTTTTGCAAATCTTCCTGATGAAATTCTTGAAGATGTTGAGCTAACGGAAGAAGATCTTCCTGAAGGTGAAACAGATTTACAGGAATTACAAAAGAAAAGTCTTGGTAAACGAATTATGTCTAGACTTAAAAGGAAGAAATGGAAGAGAACCTCTGGTGGAAAGGCATCGGGTAGAAAAACTGATATTCGCCAAGGTAAAGTTGCACGTGGTGCCGCTAGAGTTTCAAAGGTACTATCAAGAATACGCAAAAAAGTTTCAAGATTGTATTCAGAATATGATCCAGAACAGATTGAGGATACTGAAGAAATTTCAGAATTACAAAAGAAAAGTCTTGGCGCACGTATTCAAGCTAGATTGAAAAAAGTTAAATGGGGCAGAACTAAAGGCGGTAAAGGATATGCTAGAAAGCAAAAAGTCCGTCAGAAAAAAGTCAAAGCAGGTGGAGTCAGAAAAGATCCATTGTTGAGTAGATTACGTAAAAAAGTTGGAAAACTTTATGGTAAAGGCGAATCTTATGTTCCTACTGAAGATGTTGATGCTCTATTAGTTGGAGAAGAATTCAGTGATGAATTCCGTGCCAAAGCAGCTACTATATTTGAAAGTGCTGTTGAAAAACGTGCTGAGGATATAGTTAATATTGAATTGCTTGTTCAACAAGAACAGATGGTAGAGGAAGCACTGGAAGCATTCTTAGATCAAGAAGAAGAAATGACTGCTAAATTTGATTCTTATCTGGATTACATTGTAGAAGAATGGATGGAAGAAAATAAGCTTGCAGTTGAGAAAGGAATTAAAACAGAAATTACTGAAACTTTCTTGACTGGAATGAAAGAATTATTCCAAACATCCTATATTGAAATTCCGGACGACAAAGTTGATGTTTTTTCTGAATTAACAGAAAAAGTTTCAAAATTGCAAGATGAATTAGATAAGCAGATACAAACAAATATCGAATTGAAAGAAGAAAATAGTGGTCATATTCAAGATGACATTTTTTTAACTGTAAGTAATGATATGGTTGATGTAGATATTGAGAAATTTAAATCGTTAACTGAATCGGTAGTTTATAGTGGTGATATTGAAGAATATACCACAAAATTAGAAACTATCAAGGAAAGTTATTTTAACGAATCAAAAACAGACTCGTCTGTTCAACCATTACTAGAAGAAACAGATGAGAGTACTTATGGAACATCAGATCCAATAATGTCCGCTTATGCGGCTGCTCTTGGAAGATATTCTAAATAACCTAAAAGGGGAAAATAACAATGCAGACATTGCCTAATGCACAAGCATTACAAGAAAAATGGGGTCCGGTTTTAAATCATGAATCAATGCCTGAAATCAAAGACTCTTATCGGCGTGCTGTTACTGCTATCCTCTTGGAAAACCAAGAACGTGCAGTTGTTGAACAACAACTTGCCGAAGATAGCGGAACAGGACTTTTAACAGAAGCAGCTCCATCAACAAATCTAGGTGCTGATGGATTTACAACGGCCGGTGCAGCTGGTCGTAAAGGATACGATCCAATTTTAATCAGTTTGATTCGCCGTGCGGCGCCAAACTTAATTGCCTATGATATCGTTGGTGTTCAACCAATGTCTGGTCCTACTGGACTAGTATTTTATCTGAAATCCAATTATGTTGCTGACACTGCTAATAACAATACGCAATTGTTGGGAAATGAAGCTTTGTTTGACGAAGCAATAACTGGACAATCTGCCAATGCTGATGGTACTAATGTTGCAGGTACTGGAGATGCCGCTGCGGCACTTCCTACTGGTGCTCAAGATCCATTTATGACAGAATATGCTCCTGCTTCCGGTATGACTACTGCCAGTGCTGAGGCACTTGGTGATGCAGCTCAAAATAATTTCCGTCAAATGTCATTCACAATCGATAAAACGTCGGTTACAGCAAAAAGCCGTGCCCTCAAGGCCGAATACACGACTGAATTGGCACAAGACCTTAAAGCAATTCATGGTCTAGATGCCGAGCAAGAACTGGCAAATATTTTGTCAACTGAAATTCTTGCTGAAATTAATCGAGAAG